TTGGGGTGCCTGATTATGTCTACTATCAATATGCGGCCTACACTACTAATAACTTATTTCATTATCATGAGAGATACATCAAGGAGGTGATATCTAGGTTTGGAAAGTTATTAACATGCTATATCAAGATAGATAACAGCATGATCAACATGCTTAATTTTAAGGATCTCATCAACATTGATGGGGTAGTTTATAGACTTCAGAAGGTATCAGACTTTGATAGTGGAAAGGATAACACCACATTAGTGGAACTAATTCGCATAATAGAAGGGGAGAGTATCCAAACTTTTGATATTGAGATACCATATCTCCCTGACAAAGGTAACTTTAGAGAAACAGAAGGTAAGTTTACAGCTGGAGCTCAGACAAGAATAACAGAAGATAATATAACTAGAATAACACAATAGATATGGCAATTTGGGAAGAGATACTGGTGGCAAGCCAGGGAACAGTGATAGTGAATGACACCACTGAGAAAGTAGTAAGTTTTGATGCAATCTTTGTCCTTGAGGACACTGTATTCAACAGCATCAAGGTAGCTGGAGTTGACATCAAAGCTGAGTTAATTACAACACCAGGCACAGCAGTGAAAGCTGGAGCAATGATCAGATGTACTGGTGCTCGCAAATTTTCAGCTGTAGACTTGACTAGCGGATCTGTAGCAATCATATTATAATGTACGGATACGGATTCTCAATGGTGTTCAATAGTATCGCCACTGCTGTAAAGGCAGCTGGTGACATATTCAACAGACTCACAGAGGATGGAGTAAACAGAGTAATGGAAGACAATCAACAACGAATAATAGAATAAGACATGGGAGTAAAGATATCAGGCTTAACGGCTAAAGGCACAGCATTAGCAACAACAGATTTAATTGAGATATCTCAAGATGCTGGAGGAGGTTTATACACATCTCGCAGCGTGACTGGTGCCAACATCAAATCACTTGCTCAAAGTGGATTGCCTACAGTTATTCAACTTGCTGCATCTGATGAGACAACTGCATTAACAACCGGTACTGCGAAGGTAACTTTCAGAATGCCATATGCAATGACATTAACTGCGGTTCGTGCATCTCTTTCAACTGCTCAAGCATCAGGTAGTATATTCACTGTTGACATCAATGAAGGTGGTACAACTATACTAAGTACTAAGCTAACAATAGACAACACTGAGAAGACATCTACAACGGCTGCAACACCAGCGGTGATATCTGACTCTTCACTCAGTGATGATGCCGAGATAACTATTGACATTGATCAGATAGGCAATGGAACAGCAAAAGGTTTGAAAGTTACATTGATAGGTACAAGAGTATGATAATCAATCCATATTTAGTGCAGCCAAGTATTCCTGCATTTACGGGATTGCTTGACACCTACTCAGGTGCTAGTGCGGCTTATTCTGCTGCTCGTAGATTAGCTACTTCATACACTGGTTCACTTATTAGAGTAAGACGTTCAAGTGATAACGCAGAACAAGACATAGGATATAACGGAAGTAATGTTTTAGATGAGGCTGCACTTACTACTTTTGTAGGTGCTGGAAATGGATTTGTGACTACTTGGTATGACCAAAGTGGTAATGGAAATAATGAAACTCAAACAACTGCTATAAATCAGCCAAGAATCGTTAACTCTGGTACAGTTGAAAAAATGAATTCTTTGCCTAGTATTTATTTTAATACTACTTATTTTATAAGAGCTAACTTTATGTCTTCAGCTACTTCAGCAACTTTCTTTGCATTTACAGCTGTTGATACTGATCCTCCTAGCTGGACTAATGGCGGTATTTTATCTACTTTAAAACAGTCTTCTGGTGCAAATCACGTTCCATATAGTGATGGAGTTATTTATGAGGCATTTGGTACAAATTCAAGGAAAACTGTTGGGAATCCTACAAATAGTTTAGCCACTCCATATTTATATGCAGTTAAATCAGTTACAAATGATTATAAGGTATTTATAAACAATTCTCAGTTTTATAGCACTAATACAAATACTGTTTCATTTGCACACGATATAATGATAGGCTCTTCTGATGATGGATTTAATATATATCCATACAAAGGTAAAATAAGTGAATTAATTATTTATCCAAGCTATCCTGATAAAGATGGAATCAGTGGAAATATTAATACTAATTATTCAATATACTAATGAAAGTTTTAGGATATAAATATACAACAGAGCAAGATGCAATAAATGCGAGAGAGGCTTGTGATACTTACTACGGTATTCCCGTATCTCCTACTGATGTTACACAGAATTGGGTAGAATATCAAGCTGCATCTTTGGATACTCCTATCTTTTGGTATATTAGACACGATGACAGTTTAGATGTTGTATTAGGAACACCAATAGATTTTGATGTAACTACACCACCTATAAATTAATAGGTAAAATATTAACTTTACAAAGGCTGGGTGACTAGCCTTTTTTTGAATAAAGACATGGCAAATAAAGAGGCAGTATTTTCACTCAGAGTTGACACTGGCAATAGTGTACAAGATGTGCAATCATTTGACAAGGCAGTCAACAATCTTAACAAGGATCTACAAGGAGCACAGAAGACAGCTTCATCAGGCACTGGACTAGATGACTTTGCCACAAGATTAGAGGAGCTCAATACAAGAGTTGAGGCTGGCGGTCTATCATTGCGTGAGATGACTCAGGTCATGAAGCAATATCAGACTATTGCTGCACAAGCTGGAGTTGAGTCACCAGTGGGAGCACAAGCCATTCAGAATGCTGCGAATTTAAAGGATGAGATAGGTGATCTGAAGGCTGCCACTACAGCACTATCATCTGACTTTGTAGGCCTTGATACTACTCTTGCCGGTATAGAAACTGGAGCAGCTATCTTTGGAGGCTTTCAGTCAGCTATAGCATTGACTGGAGTTGAGTCTGAGCAATTGGTGCAGACAATGGTCAAGCTGCAAGCGGTGCAAGGTGTGGTGAATGCTGTGAGCACTGTTGCCAACAACTTGAACAAGGATGCCATTCTAGGGATTCAGCTGAGGAATGTAGCTCAGAAGATTCAGAATGCATTCATCGTTGAGAATACAGCTGTAACTACTGGTAATGCTGTGGCCACTACAGCCATGAGTGTAGGTCAGAAGGCTGCCGCTGTTGCGACTAATCTAGGCACACTAGCCATGAAGGCTTTGAATGCTGTGATGAAAGCGAATCCAATCTTCCTGATCATTGCTGCACTTGCTGCTATAGCTGGCGCATTCATTGCATTCAGTGACAATAGCAAGGAGGCTGCAGAATCAAATGAAAAATTCAACAAGAGTCTTGAGAATGGCCGCAAAGCATTGGATAATTCATTCAGTGCCTTAAAGAAATATCAAGATAATAGGATTGCATTATTGAAGGCGGCTGGTGCCACAGATGCTGAGATCACAGCTCAAGAGATTGCCAACCTTGAAACATTAGCGAAGGCAAGGCAAGATGCTAGAGTCAAAGAACAGTATGCATTCCAGAATCTGAGCAAGAGATACAAGCAGATGATTGATCAAGGCAATGAGGAGGAAGCTGCTAGTATCAGAGAACAATTAAAAACATCTAGAGAGAGATATGTCCAGCTGGGCCAACAAGCTAAAGATTACTATGCAGACATCAAGCAGCAGAGAGCATTGGATGCTGCTGAGAATGTTAAGAAAGTAAATGATAATGCTAAGAAGGTAGCTGAGAACGCAGAGAAAGTACAGAAGGATCAGGCTGACAAAGCAAGAGAGGCTGGCAAGAAAGCAGCTGAACAAAGAAAGCAAGACCTAGCCAAGGTCAAAGAGGCTGAAGATGCCTTCAATCTTTCTTTACTTTCAAATAAAGAGCAAGAGATATCTGCTGAAAACAAGAAATATTCTGAACTGATTAACCTAGCAGTTAAGCATAGACAAGATGCAAGCACTTTAAGGTTAGCATTAAAGAATTCACTCAATGATATTGAGGCTAAATATACACAGATAGAGATTGATCTAGCTGAGAAGACAGCCAAAGAAAAAAGAGATATTGATCTAGCTGAATTCAATCGCAAAGAGGCACTGAGAAGGGAAGAGATTGCAGTAGAAGAGGCATTCTTTGATGAATACAATGCAGCATTACTGACTCAACAGCAGACAGAAGAGCAAGCGGTAACAGATAAATACTTCAAACTGATTGAGGGTGCCAAACAATACGGCCTTGATATCACGAAACTTGAGGAGCAACAGCAGCAAGAGATCAATAAGATTCAAAATAAATATGCTGTTGAAAGGATTCAAAAACAATTGGACAATGCTCAATTTATCTTTGACCAATTCAGTGCCTTAAATGATGCCTTTAGCGCATTAGAGGATGCGAGGATTCAGAACATGCAGTCAAGAGCAAATGATGAGCTGTCTGCATTGGATGCAAAGCATAAAGCAGAACTAGAGGATACTAATCTCACAGCTGAACAGAAGGCTGCTATAGATCAAAACTATGCAGAGGCTAAGTATCAGATTGAGCTTAAGAATTTCAATGCATTAGAAGCTATTAAAAAGAGACAGTTTGAACGTGATAAGATTCTTAGAATAGGTCAAGCTGCCATAGATACAGCAGCAGCTATTGTGAAGGGGATTGCTCAGTTTGGTCCTCCTCCATCACCAGCTGGTATTGCTGCCATTGCATCAGCTGCTTTGATTGGAGCTACTCAGATTGCTGCTATTGCATCAACTAAGTATCAGTCAGGCACTGCACCAACCTTTGACACTGGGGGAGGTGTATCTGCTGGAGCTGGATCAGCTGCATTGGGTGGGCAGAATGCGAACACTAATACACAGCAAACTGATCTCACTGGACTAGCTGCGGAGCAATCAGCTGGAGTCAATCAGGTGTATGTCCTTGAATCAGATATTACTAGCACACAGAACAACGTGGCTATACAGAACAAGCTCAGTGTGTGGTAAGGAATTTAACTTGTGTGCTCCCTCTCATCCACTGATCTGAGCATGAGAATGAGCCATAAAGGTCCAGCAATTGTTGGGCCTTTTTTATGTCATTAGCTATCTTAACATTTTGACCAGGTGAATGAGCTATCTGATAGTAGTTTAGATACAGAGATTTTACAAAGTGATTATGGCCCTCCCAAGATATTGAGTCAAACAGATCTATCAAGAGCTGACTATTCATCTTGACTGGTGCATGACATTCAAAATTAATGGTGCTGCATCCCATTGCTTTGAGTGCATCCATTGTATTCTGACAAGCCTCCTGATATGTGGGTGCATGGCTGTCATTGATTGCTAGATTACCATTGGACATCACTGTATCCGGATTGAACTTAGGACCTATAAAGAAATCATCATTCATATAGATGAAATCACCTTTCACCTTCCTTGCAAATGTCAGCAGCTTGTGAGTCACGTCACATCCTCTAATTGGTGACCTTGCATCAGGTGTGAGATTATTGTATCCGGGCACCATATCACCAATGATGTAGATCTCAGCTGTAGGATATTGTTTCAAGGCCCATCTGATTGAGTGCTCAATGGTACTGATGTCCTTGCTTTTTTTATGTGGGTAAACAAATAACATGGAACAAAAATACATATTATCTAATATGATGAAAGATTTGCCTATATATGAGATTGGAATAGATCTCAATGAAGAGGATACATCTGTGGAGTTTAATTCACTTGTTGCTGATCCAGCGCATGAGATTAGCTTTCAGACATTCTCACAGCAAAAGAAATTTCAATTCAATGATGAGGAGCAAGTTATCACTGGGGTGGCTATATCTGCGGATACACCAATCTATCGACATGATCCTAATAGTGGTGAGGAGTATTATGTAGTCTTCACAAAGAAAGCAATCAAGGATATTATCTTTGATTATGCTCGCAGAGGCAACTTCAATAATGTAAATATTGAGCACAATTCATCCAATGTGGTGAAAGGTATTCACATGATCCACAGCTACCAGATAGATAATGAGAAAGGATTCACAGCTCCTGAAAGATTCAAGGATGTCAATGATGGATCTTGGATCACTAGCTACAAGGTGACTGATCCAGAGGTGTGGGCAAAGGCAAAGGCTGGTGAATGGACTGGCTATTCTGTTGAGGGGGTATTTGTGATGACTGAAACTGATCGCACTCTTGAGACTGAGATGATGGCCAAGATATTTGATGCCTTGAATGAATTAAATGGAACAATAAAACATAGTATAATTAAATAACAATCAAATGAACGAGAACTTCAAAAAAGTAATGGATGCAATTGCTGACATGAAAGCAATGTTTTCAACATCTACTGAGGCTGCTGAAGCTCAAGTATTTGGTGAGGCAGTGCTTTTGGATGGTACAGCTGTATCATATGAAGGTGAGCTAGCAGTAGGCACTACTGTATTTATTGTTGCTGATGGTGAGCAGATTCCAGCTCCTGAAGGTACACATGAACTAGGTGGCGAATTCACTGGAATTAAGATCATCACTGATGCCAATGGTGTAGTGGTAGAGGTAATTGATGAAAGAGCTACAGAAGAGGCTGCATCAGCAGACTTTGAAGCTATATCTTCAGAAGAGATACCAGCAGCTTTAGAGAAAGCTACAGAAGCAATCGCAGCAACTTTGAACATTGAAATGGGCGCAGCTTATGACATTGCAACAGCAGTGATAGCAGCTATCAATGAGCAAGAAATGGCAAAAGAATCAATGAGTGCAGCTGATGTAGAGTCAATTGTAAGTGCAAAGATGGAATCATTCTCTAAGGTTATCGAGTCTTTAGGAGAAATGATGCAGACTATTGTAACTGAGAATGAGACACTACGCACAGAGATGTCATCAATGAAAAATGACTTCGAATCATTCAAGGCAATGCCATCAAACAGCACTACTGAGAGCGAGAAATTCGCAAGAGTAAATAGTACAATGACTGCAAGACAGTTGTTCCTTAAATCACAAATTAAATAACTAGAAAAATGAGCTTAAAAAAGTTTATCAAACAAAAATTTGACTACGATGTGTCAGGATTGGCAGCATACGTAGATGAGCAAAGAGAAGACCTGATCACTAGATCAGTAACTGAAGCAAAAACTTTGCGTTACATCACTATCCAAGAAGGTATCAAAGGATCTGAAGAGATTAAATTACTTGATGACACCTTGACTTACCAAGCTGGTGATTGTGAAATGACTCCAGCTGGAGATACTATCTTCACTGATCGTGCAATCGCTGTTGAGACTCTTGGATACATGAAGAGATTTTGTCAAAAAGACCTAGCTGGTTTTTGGACTCAATTGGCTTTGACTCCAGGTGCATCTGCTGAGGACAAGAATCTTCCTTTCGAAGCGCAAATCACTAACTACCTTTTGAGCCTTCATGCTCTTGAGTTAGACAAGTT